TTAGGGCCTAAGTGTGGAGTAGGTGGGCCAGGTAGGGTTATCCCAACTCCTATGTGGGAAGAAGATAGTTATTGACATATACATATTATCGATGTATAATTGAAGTGTAATTACAAAACGCTATGGCAAAAGGATTTACTGTAAAGACAGTCCCTCCCAAGAAGGCTAAAGAACCTGAGTGGGATTATGATGCAATTAAAGCAAGAATGAAAGGTAAGAAGATTGTATTCTGTTTACCTGGTCGTGGAACATCATATATCTTTTTAAAGAACTTTGTACAAATGTGCTTCGACATGGTACAAAATGGAATGAGTATTCAGATCTCACAAGACTACTCTTCTATGGTTAACTTCGCAAGATGTAAGTGCTTAGGTGCGAATGTACTTCGTGGTCCTGATCAGTTACCTTGGGATGGTAAGTTAGAGTATGATTACCAACTTTGGATTGACTCGGATATTGTCTTTACTTCAGAGAAGTTCTGGCAATTGTGCGATCTTGCATTACCTGCTGAAGGTGAGGAACATGAAATTGCTGCTGGTTGGTATGCCACAGAAGACGGCATGACTACCTCAGTAGCTCACTGGTTAGAGGAAGATGATTTCCGCAAGAACGGTGGAGTCATGAATCATGAAACTGTCGAGTCAATCTCGAAGCGTAAGAAACCTTTCACCGTTGACTACACTGGCTTCGGTTGGGTGATCATTAAGAAGGGTGTTTTCGAGGATAAGAAAATGGAATATCCTTGGTTTGCTCCGAAGATGCAACAGTTTGAGTCTGGAGCAGTTCAGGATATGTGTGGAGAGGACGTAAGTTTCTGTTTAGATGCGATTGATGCTGGTTACGGTATCTGGTGCGATCCTCGGATACGGGTTGGTCACGAAAAAACTCGTGTTATTTAACCGCCGTGTCTCGTTTTACTATGGAGGATAACTAAATGGCAATGAGAAGTCCACTCGGTGGCGAAATCATCGAAGCAACGCCGAAAAAAACTCGTCAAGGAAGGGGTAAACACAGTAAGTATGCCGCTTCCTCTCGAAATAAGGCTAAAAAACGCTACCGTGGCCAAGGAAAATAAATAAAAGGGACTTTATGAGTCCCTTTTTTAGTGGGAATACGAAAATGCACGAC